ACGAAACCGTACAAGGTGGCCACGTTTACATTAAAGATGGCATTAAAAAACAATTTACCATTCCACGCTGGGATGCAGATTTTGAAGATTTTGTACAGGACAGGCAGGCTACACCTATAAGTAAGGGTACCATGAATGTAACAGGTAACGTTATTAGCCCGGCAGATTACATGATCTACACTGAATTTAATCCAAGAGATTATGAGGCACATTGGTACGCCACGCAATTGAATGCAACCTTGATTGATCGTGCATTACCGGTAAGTGTCGAAAGCGTAGTAGTTCAGGAAGTATTAAAAAGGCATGACAGGTATTTAAACAAAGCGTTGTGGAATTCATCTACTGCTTTAACCACAATTTACAAGTACTACAATGGTTTTATCAAAAAGGCGCAGTTGGCAAACTCTGGATCAGATGCCACCAACCTGGTAACAGCCACCACCTTAACAGCGAGCAACATTGCCACCGAGTTATTGAAAGGATGGACCGCAATACCTGCAGCTTTGAAGTATGACAAAAACATGAAATTCTTTATGAGTTATGCAACTTATGATCTGTTTATGCAGTATCAGATTGCACAAACTTACAAAGGCCGGGATATCACAATGGACGGGGTGCCGCAGTTTAAAGGCCGTGAAGTGGTTAAGGTCAACGATTTGCCGGACAACTTCTATATGATTGCAAAAGGTATGGCAACACCGGAAAGTAACATGTGGGTAGGGATGAACTCAACCGATGACGCTAAACTGGAATTGCGCCAGTTGCAAGCTAATTCTGAAAAATGGTTTATCAAAATGTTAATGAAAGTTGACGTTCAATTTGGCTGGAACTCAGAAGTTGTTCTTTATATCTAATCAATTGGGCGGCTAATTACCGCCCTCACTTTATAAAAAAAATTACAATGGCAACAACACCAAGATTTACAGGCGCAGCAAATCAGGACAACACCGATAGGCTCGCTTTTAACGATTACCAGAACCCGACTTATGCGGCTTCTATTGCAACGGTAGTTAAACCGCATGCATCTAATACGCTTGTTCAGATAACATTAACAGGAGCGCTTACCCTTACCATTAGTGTAGGCACAGCAACAACTCCACCTTATGTTGGCGATACCGTAAGGTACCTGATTAAGTCGGATGCGTCCATTCGTGTAGTTACATTTTCAGCCGGTTTCCAACCTTCAGGAACGTTGTCAACAGTAGCATCCAAAACAGTATCTGCAGACTTTATGTTTGACGGTACAGGATGGCAGGAAACGGGTCGTGCAATCCAGGCTTAATAACAACCTTTCGGGGTTAAATAAACAATCGAAATGGCATTACCATCTATAACATTCATCAAAGGACAGGGCGGCTTAGGCCGTCCTTTGCCGGGGCAGGATTACATTTCGGCCCTTTGTTTTTATACAGCTTCGCTCCCTTCCGGCTTTACTACATCAACCAGGACAAAGGCTTTATACGCTTTATCCGATGCAGTAAATGCTGGTATCCTAAACGATTACAGCGATGCGACAGCGGCAACATTTACTTACCTGATTAGCACTTTGGGCGCAACAGGGGATAAGTTCCAAATTAAAGTAGTTGAACCAAATGCGGTAGCTGTTGATTTAGGGACTTACACGAAAGTCACCGGAGATTCTACCGTCGCTTTACTGGGTGCATCTATCGCAGCGTTTATTAATACAGGCACTTTAACGCATGGTTATTCTGCTTCGTTTACTACCGCTACCTTAACCGTGACAGCGCCAAAGAAATTAGGGGTTTATTTAAATACAGCCACCACTCCGGTATCAGTAACAATTACCGGAACAATAGCCGGTACATTGACACAGCCATCGGGCGGGGTTGCCGGTAAACTAGCTGTTTACTATTACCATATTTCGGAGTTTTTCCGCATGCAGCCAAAAGGTGTTTTATATGTTGGCTTTTTCGCAGTACCATCTACCTATGATTTCACCGAGATAACCACCATGCAAGGTTTCAGCAATGGAACAATCAGGCAGATCGGAATTTTCAAGGATTCTGCCAGCGCATTTGCAAGCGGAAATATTACCCTTATTGATGGCGTATGTAAAACAAACGATGCGTTACATAAACCAATTTCAGCTATTTACGCAGCCGACTTGTCAGCTACTACAGATATTAGCACGTTATCAGATTTAAATCTGCTTTCTGCTAATAAAGTTAGCGTTACTATCGGACAGGACAGCGGCGGTCAGGGAAATTACCTTTGGTTAACCACTGGCAAAAGCGTTACTAATCTGGGAACCTTACTCGGAACAATTGCACTTGCAAAAGTATCTGAAAGTATTGCCTGGGTTGGCCAGTACAATATTTCAAACGGGGCTGAGTGCGAAGTATTGGGATTTGCAAACGGGCAGCTATTCTCCAGTGCAGCCGTAACGGATAATCTACTGGAAGTGATGAACAGCAAAAGGTATATTTTCCTTAAAAAGTTTGTTGGCCTTTCCGGCTCATGGTTCAATGACTCTCATACCGCTATCTTAAGTAATTCCGATTATGCGTACATCGAGAATAATAGAACGATTGATAAAGCAATCAGGGGTATTTATTCCAGCTTATTGCCATCCCTAAACAGCCCATTGACATTAAATGCAGATGGGAGTTTAGCTGAAACGACAACCGCATATTTAGAGAGCCAGGCTGGTGTAAATCTTGACCAAATGGTAAGAGATACTGAATTGTCAGCCTATGCCGTTGTTATCAATCCTGCTCAAAATGTATTGAGCACATCAAAAATTATTATTGCCGTAACACTTGTTATTAACGGGGTTGCCCGTCAAATAGAGGTGCCAATTGGCTTCAAACCGTCAATAGCTTAATTATGCCAGTAACAGCACTCGTAAATGGAATTAATTACAGTTGGAGCAATATCAGTGTGATACTTTTCGGCACACCGGTAGTGGGCATCCTTTCCATTGAGTATAAAAGAAAGCAGAAAAAAGAAAACAACTACGGCGCAGGAAACGAGCCAGTAAGTCGTGGATATGGCATGAATGAATATGAAGGTTCTATTGAATTGTACACCGACACATGGAAAGCCATTATAGCAAATTCACCAGGGCGTGATCCTTTAAAAATTGCGCCCTTTGATATACCTGTAACCTTTGGTGGTACAGGTGTTATCACTAATAAGGATGTTTTAAGGGCCGTTGAGTTTTTAGAAGATCCGCTTGAAAGCAAAACCGGAGATACCAAACTAACTGTAAAGATTCCGCTTATTATTGGTGGAATAGATCGCTAATTATTAAAACTGAATATGGAAAAATTACCTGCACAATTAACCGCCGAAGAACACAAGCAGTATGATGAAACAGCCGACAAGTTGGCCAAGGAATTAAATGTTTCAAAAGTTCATGTTGTAGTTCAGATTAATCCGGAAACATTAGAAAGGAAAGTGTGCTACCTGAAAGAGCCAAATTACTCAACTAAAATAAGGGTGATGGACCAGGCAACACAACTGGGAGTTTATACAGCAGCGGAGCAATTAAGGGAGGCATCAGTTATCAAAGAGGCTTCCGATGCAATTACTTACAGCGAGTCGCCCGAAAGCGATGATTATAAACTGGGGATTGTTGACTACTGTTTAAGCATGGTTAACAGGCTGCAAAACCAGTTTAAAAAAAAATAGATCAGTACGAAATTAATAATGAGTGCAGCAGTATCGACAGGATGAACGCCTTGATACGCTGCACTTTGCATATTGAGCCAAATGATTTAATTGAGGATGAATGGCACCGGTCTTGGGGGCAAGTAAAGTTTTATTTAGAAACGATTCACCAGGTAGAATTTAAATAATGGCAACAGTAGTTGAATACATTTTAAACTTACGGGATAATTTAAGCCGGGGCATTGATGGAGCGAACAGCTCTGTTAACCGGCTTGAAAGTAATCTAGGGAATGCGAAAAGTGCCGCAATGGGATTAGGTTCTGCATTGGGCCTTACATTTGGCGTGGCTGGATTGGGTATGTTTGTAAAAAACATGGTAGACGCCGGCAGCAAGGTTGAGAATGCCAAAACCGGTTTAACTACACTTTTAAAAGATGCCGTAGAGGCGCAAGGTGTTATTGACAACACCATGAAAGATGCCACACAAACACCTTTTGCATTTGAAGGGTTATTGAGCGCAAATAAAGCATTGATAAGCGCCGGGGTAGAGTCATCAAAGGCCCGTGAAGATGTACTGAATTTAGGCAATGCAATAGCAGCAACCGGCGGCGGGGATGCAGAGTTGCAACGCATGGTGGTAAATCTACAACAGATTAGCAACACAGGCAAAGCAACCGCTTTGGATATTAAACAATTTGCATTTGCCGGGGTAAATATTTACAAAGTTTTGGAAGCTGCAGGAATAAAAGCCGGCAAAGAAGGGAGTAACACAGCGATTACCTACGATCAAATTACAGCAGCATTAAAAAAGGCGCACGAGGCCGGGGGGATTTATGCTAATGGATTGGAAAATATGGCTGGTAATACTTCGGTGCAAATATCCAACTTAGGCGATGCCTTTTTTCAATTATCCGTTAAAATGTTCAATGATTTAAAGCCCGCTATTGAGTGGGTTATAAAAGGCATGTTTGGGTTTATCGAGACACTCCGTAAAGCATGGGATTGGGCTGTTAAGAATAAAGACATGATTTCCACAATGGCAAAAAGTATTTTAGCGGCATATGTAGCTTTTAAGGCAATGACCATTGTTCCAGCTATTTTATTAGCCATTGAAAACGCAATGGTTGCGGCAGCCGTTAGCGGCGTTTCATTCGGGGCAGCTATGACGGCTGCACTTGGGCCAATAGCACTGGTAGCGGCAGCCGTTGGCGGGCTTGTTTATATATTCAGCAGCCTTGGTGACCAGATTAAACGGGCAAACGAAGAAAGAAATAAATTCCTGGGGCAATCGAATGATAAAGAGCTTGCCTACCTGGAAGAAGTTGCAGCGTCAAGAGGTGGCGGACAAACAAACAAAGATGCGGTAGCTGCCGAAGAAAAAGCAAGATTACAGGCAGATTTAAGGGACTTACAAGGTAAATTATTAGCCGCCAATACTGAAGACAGTAACCGAATTAATAATCAAATAACCGAGACGCTGGGTAAAATAAATACTGTAGACCGTTTTCAGCAGGGATTAATACCAGGTGCAAAATCAAAAACACTAGGCAGTAAACAAATAGGACTTGCAAAAGTAGACACCAAAAGCAAGGCCACCGGCAATAAGTCAATTACTATAAATGTTAGCATTAAGGATTTAATAGGGGTTCAAAATATTAACACTACCAACTTAAAAGAAGGCGCCGGAAAGATTCGTGATGTTGTAGTGGCTACTTTAACGGGGGCAGTCAATGACTTCCAGGTGGTAGCAGGTAGTTAACAATGGGGTATTTCTTTTTTATAGCTGGTATTTTTTGAGGCCGGTAATAAATAGGGTAGGAAAAGTTAATCACAAAGTTCTTTGTATAAAAAAAGCAGGTAACAGTAAGGTATAGCGGAGTTGATTTGGATGAATATGTGTTGTACTCGGTTTCAGTTCCGCTGTACCCGATCTGTATTACAAGGTCGGGTGTCGAGTCGGTTCTGTTCATCGGGCGGGCGCTTTTAGATGAATCAAAACACCGGATAAGCAACATGCCATCGTTCCATTTTTTTGAATCGATTTTAAAGAACAATGTTTTGTTACCAAATCCGTCCAAATGAATTAACAGGCAGCTATCGTTATAGTAAAGAAAAGCGCCGCCTTTTACAATGATATTGGCAAGCGATCCGGGGCTGTAGCAGCTCACTTTAGAGCACTCTATATAATCCTCTTTAGGCGCAAATTGAGCAAAGGAAGAGAGGTGAACATAAAAGCAGGCAATTAATATAAACGTTTTCATATTTTTTTTGACAAGTTAATAAAATGGCAGGACAAAACGAATTAAACCAAATCAGGCAGGCATTTAGAATTCCTGAAAGCATTGTAATACGTTCTTTGCCGATTACAAAGATATTCCCTTCTAAAATAGGGCAGCCGGGCCAAAAGTATGAGATTAACCAGGCCGACTACACTGATCAGGAACTTTATAAATCAGTTTTAGGGACACCTGTTTATGCTAATATCCAGTTCTTAAGCGACAGCTACGAAACAAAGGTAAAGGGCCAGTTCAGAGATACTCCGGCCCTTACTTACGATGCCGTTCTTTTAACTGTAAGCCAGGCTAAAAAAATAATCAGAACCGAAATTCAGGGGAGAGACGGGACAGTGAAGGAATATATCGGGATGGATGACTACCAAATTCAGATCAATGGTATAATTTCAGGCAAGAACGGGCACTACCCTATTGATGAAGTAGCATTTTTAAAACAGATTTTAGATGCTCCCATTCCTATACCGGTTGCCAGTACGTATTTAAATAACCTGGGCATTAATTCAATCGTAATTGATAGTTACGAATTGGCGCAGGAGGCCGGCGGGTATTCTTATCAAACTTTTTCAATATCAGCTATCAGTGATGTGCCGCAGGAATTAAGATTAAGCAATGTATAGATGTATCACATATATTACTATTCAGCAGGTGCCAACAACGGACTGGCCCAATCGTACTACTGAGCTCAATTTTGATTTTGTAACAGAATTTGAAAGCAGCGATTCATGGAGGGACTTTACCAATAAAGGTCGGGTGACGCTACCAAAAAATTTATACTTTAAAGACGAAAACGGTAAGCTGCAGCCATTGAAAGGAACCAATGTAAATGTGGGTGGGTTTTCTAGTACAGCGCCGCTCTTCTTAAGAGGTGACAAAATAACGATCACAGCCGGGTACAAATATTTCAATAAAGATCACCGGGAGGTTGAAGATGTTTCTACGATACATACCGGGTTTATAACCAAGGTGGGTAGTAAAATTCCGATTGAATTAGAGATCGAGGATAATATGTGGAAGCTTAAACAAATCCCGGTTACTACCCATACATTTAAAAAGTCCGATACGCTGGAGGATATGTTGGCGTTTATGTTAAAAGGATCCGAGTTTACTTTTAAGGCCTTGACAAAAACAACATTCGGCGAATTCGCAATCGGGAACGAAACGGTTGCCCAGGCATTACAGCGGTTGCAAAAAACCTTCGGGTTTGAATTTTATTTCAGGGGCAATGAATTACGGGGCGGCGTATTGATTTACATCGAAGCTGAAGCGGCCAATGAAAACTTTCATTTTCAGGAAAACATCATTGAAGATGAACTGGAATACAAGAGGAAGGACGATGTAACACTTTCTGCCATTGCCCACAACACAATTACGGTTGAAAATGGGCATTGTAAAGATGGTGCATTAAAAACGAAACGGCAAAGGTTGGAAGTACTGGTTACGATCAAGAAAAACGCTACAAAAACAGAGTTGCCATACACGACACGTATCATTAACCGGGGCGACATTGTTCCGGAGAATACAGACGGGGAACGTAGGACATTCTTTTTCCCTGGCGCAACAACAACCGACCAGTTGGCGGCGCTGGCTTACGAAAAATTAAAAATGTATTACTATACCGGGTTTAAGGGAACGTTTACAACATTTGGGATCCCATTTGTAAGGCAGGGCGATAACGCAGTGATTAAGGACCCGATTTTACCGGAGCGTGATGGACGGTATAAGATTAAGAAAGTAGAATATTCGGGCGGGATAAACGGGCTTAGGCAACACATTGAACTAGATTATAAAATATTATGAGCGACAGATCAATCAGGGATGCAATCAATCAGATAACCGGCACGCACTTGCAAGATAAAGTGTATTCGGTTGAGGCCGTTGTGTCGAGCGTTGATATAGCAAGCAGAACATGTGTTTGCCAGGTAGTTTCCGGCAGGGCTAATAATATCATGAACGATGTTCGATTAATGACAAGTGCGGAAGATGGCTTTTTAATTGTGCCGGGAATTGACAGTAATGTATGCATTATTATTTCCGACTACACCGATCCCTATGTGAGCCAATATAGCGCCGTGAGCAAGATTATTTTACGGGGCGGGGACCTGGGCGGCTTGATCGCTATCGAGGCCTTGACGGAAAGATTAAACATGCTGGTTGCTCATTTAAATATTGAATTGGCTAAAATTCAAACAGGTTTAACAGGTGTTGGCGGTGTTTACGTTCCGGCCCCTGCTAGCCAGTTTGTGAAGGATAATTACGAAAATAAATCAATTACTCATGGATAGGTATGATATTCAATACAACAGCGCAGGGTTAATCGTAGCCGATAACGATGTGGTATGGGATAAATCGGACACACAGCATGTAGAAGATACATTGAATGCAGCGCCGGGCTGGTGGAAAGAAAATTTCCCCGATGGTGTTAATATTCAGTCGTATTTAAATAGTAGTAATCAACAACAGGTTTTGCAGCGGAGTATTAAGATTCAACTGGAAAGCGACCTTTACACAGTTACTAACCCAAAGGTTTATTTTTTAACAGACTCTAAAATGATTGTGGAACCGAATGCCACCATATAATTATGCAAGTTTTTAAAGCAGTTTCAAACAGTACAATATATGACGTGTGTTTAAATACCTACGGCACACTTGATTTATTGGTGAAATTAATGACAGATAACAATTTTGAAAGCGTAAATAATTACCCGGCCAATGAGCAGTTATTTTACTTTGACGAAACAATGGTAGCAAACCAGGCCGTACAAAATGTAAATGTTAAATATGCTACAATCTAACCTTTCAAACATTAAGCATGCAACACGATTTAAAAAAGTTTTTTACCCTGAAAATGAAGACCCAATGATACGATATGAGAAGGTTTTAGAGGTGCAATATACTGCACTGGCAGATGGTGAAACATCCGTTATCATCCCGGCGCTGATTGGCGCTATCAGGATAACGCAGATTGAAAAAGAAATTAAGCCAATGTCAACGGCTGATTTTTCTTTTAACCCAACCAATGGGCAGGTAAATTTACTAAACAGCGTTTCATTGAGCGCCGGGGAAAGTTTGTTTATTTTATATGCCGTTTTGGTGACTTCTTAAAAACATTTAATTCAAATTATTTTACTTTAATTTAAATAGAATATATTTACAACATGAAAGAAATACTTTCGAGTTTAAAGGATAAATACCTTTCACTCACAATTGTATCGATACTTTTTTCAATCGCTTCATTCTCGCAGACAGGGTGGGAACCCGGCATTTATGGCAAAACAAAATTCAGGGATTCTCTATTGCTTACAAAGTATAAGAACAACCTGGCCGGGGATAGCGTGTTAACAACAGACGTTAACGGAAAGGTAAAACTTGTGCTTAAAAGTGGTGGTATATCAGCCTTCACCTTCACCCCGAACTACAACAACAAGTTATTTTTACTCTACACAAACGGAGTGCTAACAGATTCAGTTCCATCCGGGGTCAAAGATGTACATGGTATTAATGGGATAAGCGTAATAGATTCTATTGGGAATGTTTATATCAGCGGCAGTGGTTCAGGCTCTACCGACACTTCCCTTATTAGGGAGATTGTATCGGATTCATTGGCTCACAAAATAAATATATCAGATACAGCAGCAATGCTGTCAGGCTATCAGACTGTAATAAATTCAAAACAGCCTTTACTTGTTTCGGGTACTAACATAAAAACAGTTAATGGTAATTCATTATTAGGTAGTGGTGATGTAGTTATTTCTGCCGGTAGTTCATTGCCAACGCAGACAGGCAAAATGAATAATTACCTGAAAACTGATGGGACAAATACATCATGGAGCAGGTTAAAATTCATGAACCCGGCATATTGGGAATTATTCGGGGATAGCTATACTTTAGGAGATGGGGCCACTGCTCCATCAACAGACGCTTATTATGTTTTGCTTTCTAATCTATATAATAAGACTTATACAAATAGGGCTGTTACAGGCAAGGGGATATATTCTGCATCAGGACTGCATAATGCCAATATAAACCCCCCTGCATCTATAAGTGTTTATAATACTGCAATGACTTCTGTTATGATTGGTGTTAATGATTTGAATAGATCCGGATCAAATCAAAAAACAATTAATAAAATACTGAACGGCTATAAATCAATTTTTACAAATCAATTTTTAAGTTCTTATGTTGGAGCGGGTGCAGGAACGGGTGTTACAAGGACAGGTACATGGAATGCAGCCTATAATGCAGTTACTTTTGGAGGTAAATTTACAACGGCGGCAACCACAGCTACCAATGGCAGTTATATAGAATATGCTTTTATTGGTAATAATGTTAACGTGGGGCTTCAAGGTGGCGATGGTGTTGGTGCAATACGGGCAACATTCAGCGTTACCATTGATGGAGTGTCTGCCGGTTCTTTCACAGAGAATAATCAGAGTGATGGGATTAGTGACGGAGTTAACAATAACCAGCGTTCGCCAATGGCCTTAAACTTCTTTGGGCTTACCGATTCAAACCACGTTATAAGATTAACGAACACAAGTTCAGATACTTTAGTGGTTGATTATTTTGGTATAATGAAACAGCCATCTTTTTGTTATCCGGTAGTCATGTTTCAGATACCATATTTTATAACGTATTCATCCGGCAGCAATGCGCTAACACTTCAAGTAAATAATTCGTTAGATAGTTTGGTTAGAACGTATTCAGATTACCCTATAGTGATTGCCAAAACAAATCAATACTTAAATAGCTATAATGTAGACAATATCCACCCATCTACCAAAGGCCACAGGCAAATATATGAAGCCGGATACAGGGCAATGGATTCACTTTTAAACTCAAATGTGAACCAACTATTATACGCAGGTGCAGGGAATAATAATATTTTAGGGGCTTTGAGAGTTTTAGGGAATACGTCAGCTATAAATCCAATGCCAATAAACGGAACAGGACCTTCATTAGAAATTTATACCACAGTAACGCCGGTTGCTAATTTATTGGCATACAATAGGACAACAGCAACGCAAATACCATTATCAATTGTAGGATCAACGCTTACTTTAAATTCAGGTTTTTTTAGTTCAAATGGTAACTTTTTGGTAGGTAGTACAACAGACATTCCAAGCTCTCAATTGTCTATTGTAAATAATACAAGCGTACTTCCGAAGGGGGCTATATCCGCACCTAAAATAACTTTAAATAAAAGGGATAGTATTACATCCTCTATTTTAACAACGACAAAAACTGCAAGCGGTTCAGGGTATTCATCAAGCGGTTCAAATGTAGCATTTACTTGTGTTAGTTGTGCTAATCCATTAGCAGCAGGGGCCATAGCATTATCGGTTAACGTCTCTGCCGGAGCAGTCACAAGCTATTCCGCACAAATAAATGGAACTAATTACACAGTAGGCGACCAACTAACTGCATCATTCAATGGAGGTACGGGTTTCAATGTAACGGTTGCTACGGTAAATACAGGTGTTTCGGGATTGCAAACTTATGTTACAGATCAAAACCAAGTGTCAATATATAACGGCACAAGTTGGAGTGGGGCATTATACACAAGTTCCGCATCTACACTCCCATTGTTACATGGTAATGATTATGTATTCACTGGCTCAACTGCAACTTATACAATGCCTGCCCCATCAGCGACTATAATAGGCCGTCAAAACGCAATTGAGGTAATAAATGAAGGGAGCGGAACAATTACTTTAAACAGTGCTTCCGGTAGCCAGTTGTACACAACATCATTGCAAGCAAGTATTACAATTATAGCAGGGGCAAGTGTTAAATTATTGCCAGTCGGAGCAAATTTTAAAGTAGTATATAATCAGTAATGCGCTTACTACTTACCATATTACTATTCCCATTGATCGTTTCAGCACAGGACACAACCTATACAGAGCAGCTAACTTGGACTGAACAGGTGCCGCCAAAAGTGTCGGCACCTAAGTTCTATCATTTCAGTAAGAATGAAATAATCGGTATGCCTTTAATGTCCCTTAGTGCATATTACAAGGCAACACGAGAGGCGATTAATTACAGAGGTTTTGGGAAAGGAGAAATGTTTTGGGACATAAATACAAGCTGGAAAAACAAGTATAAGAATTGGGACAAAGGTGATACAAGGGCAAAGTTCCCTGGATCAAAAACATTCCTCGTGATGTTCACAGACGGCAATCATCTGACGGGGGCAGCCAATACATTCACCTTAACAGTAGGTAGCTACTTTGTTTTGGGTGATTTTAAAAGCGAGTGGAGGATGTACAAAGGTTGGGAAAGAGTAGGCTATATATTCATCAGAAAGTTAGGGATATATTCAGTTCGGTCATTGATTTTTGAATTAATTTTTGAAGCATTATGAAATATATTTTAATCACATTCTTGCTATTGTCTGGAATATGTTCACAGGCGCAAAGAACAACAGCACAACAGCTTTCTGATTTAAGAGCGCAGGACGTTATCATTAACAAGTCGATAGCAGAACTAAACGCAGCCATTGTAAAGCTAATGGCAATAGTAGCTGAACAGGATGCGAAGATTGCAGCAATGCCTGCATGGAATCCTGTACCTCAAAGTAATGCGTGGTTCACTGATAGCGTAAAGCCATACCGTACAGACCTACTATACAGAATTGAAAAAGTGCAAAGTGCAATACCTTCTTATCTCACTTTGTATATCGACACAATGACCGGATTGAAATTTAAAAAAGACACTTTATACTTT